CGTAATAGGGGGACCGCAGCCACCACCACACGGCTGTACCTGTGGTGCTGTGCTTATAAGCCACCTTGCTATTACCTGCTTTAAAATAGTCGTACTGAGCCTGAGAGTTTTTCTCATAGCTATTTGCATAGCCATCGTTACCTTGTACTTCATAGTTCGACAAAAGGAACAGGTAATCGCTGGTGCTGGTAACATTCCCAGCTGTGTGGCCGGTGGCATTTCCCACATTGTCCGTGTACTTGGTCACGGCTTTCATGACGGCCCGCAGATCGGAGGGCAGTGCCGCCATCAGGCTGTTGGCCAAAGGGCTGGTGGGCGTGTTGCTGTTACCCAGCAGCGTCTTGCGCATATAGCTGTCCTTCCAGCCGCCCGCGTTGGTGTTGCTGGTGTTCATCTGAAAATAACCGCTATTCGTAGAATTGCTGTTGTACCTATCATCGCACAGTCCCACCATCTTCCCGCTGATCTTCCCGATCAGCCAGTGAATGCGCTTCGTTCCCTCCTTGGCGCTGTTGTGATTGAAGCCCAGGATAAAGGGGTTAATGGTCAGGTTGGAGAAGGTGAAATTCCCCACCTTCCCGTTGATAACAATGGGCTTAGTATCGCCCACGCTCCAGAAGTTGGCACCCTCCCCAGCATCGCTGGCGGCCTTGATTGCGGCCCAGCTGTTGCTGGAGATATTGGTGTTGAACACATTCACCGTCACGCTGCAGGTCTTATCTGCCGGGGCCGTGTGGTTGGTCCCCGCCGCCACCCTGACTGTGATGGTCACCGTGCCATAGGCTTTCCCGGTGACTGTGACCGTGGTCCCGGACACGCTGACGGTGGCCACGCTGGTATTGCTGGAGGTGGCGCTCACCGCGCCGTCCCCAGCCCGTGTCACCGCGATGGTGCTGGATTTGGTGGAGCCGTTCAGGGTCATGCTGGTCTTATTCAGGGACAGGCTGCCCGCTGCCTTGCCGATGGTCCAGTTTACCGACTTCGCGGCGGTTTTCCCGTCAGACCACTGATAATTGGCGGTGGGAGTAAAGGAGGCCGAATAGGTCCCGGCGTTGGTGGCGCTGGCCGTGCCGCCGATGGTCAGCTGGGCGCTGTCATAGTTGCTCCAGCTGGGGGTCTGTGTACTGCCGGTATAGGTCAGGCTCCCGCTCTGCGCCGGGGTGCCGGTGATGACGGCCCGCCCGATAGTCCAGGAGATAGACCGGGCCGCCGTGCTGCCATCGCTCCACTGATAGTTCGCTGTGGGGGTAAACATGGCGCTGTGGCTCCCGGCCTCGGTGGCGCTGGTGGTGCCGCTGATGGTCAGTTGGGCCGTGTTGTAGTTGCTCCAGCTGGGGGTCTGCGCCTGGCCGGTATAGGTCAGGCTCCCGCTCTGGACCGGCGCGGCGGCGATAGCCGCCCGCCCGATGGTCCAGGTCACAGACCGGGCATCGTTGGTGCCATCGCCCCAGGTGTAGTTCTCCTTGGGGGTGAACGTGGCGGTGTAGGTCCCAGCATTGATGCCGG